TGTCTCAAGCTGAGATGGCACAGCAACAGTTTGCCCCCTTGCAACAGGGTGCTCAGGGTCTGTTTGGCCTTGGTCAGCAGTACTTGGCTCAGTCTCCACAACAAGCCGCCCAACAGTACATGGCTGGTCAACAAGAGTTGCTAGCCCCTAGCCGTGAGCGTGAGATGGCACAACTTCAAAACCGGTTGTTTAACACTGGCCGAGGTGGTCTATCTGTTGGCGCTACCAGTGCTCGTCCTAGTGGCGCGGCGGGTCTGGGTGCAGCCAGCCCAGAATTGGAAGCCTATTACAACGCCATTGCTCAACAGGATGCACAACTGGCTGCTGGCGCACAACAAGCCGGTATGGATCAGGCTAGGTTTGGTGCTGGTTTGCTTGGCACTGCTGGCAATCTGTTGACGCAGGGCTATCAAGGCCAGGCAGCAGCTCTTGGCCCATACGAGGCTTATCTGGCGCAGATGAAGCAGCTTGAGCTGCTTGGTCAGCAACCGCTTGAGCTGGGAATCAACATCGGTGCTAAAGGGCAAAGCAATGCAGCAGCACAAGCAATGTTGAGCACTGGGCCGACACGCGAATCGTTCGCGGCCAATGCTTTTAATCCGTTTGCTACTGCCCTGACACAAGCGGGTCAGAATCCGGCGCTACAAGCTGGTCTTGGTAAGCTGTTTAGCCCTAGCTACAATTACGGCGCTTTTGGCGGTGGTAGCGGTACATTTGGTGAAGGACAGTATTAACATGGCAACCGACATCGTTCAATCCTTATTTGGCGTTACGCCACAGGCTTACCAGCAAGCCCAGCAAGACCGCATAGACGCGCAAGCGTTGCAATACGCTAGGCTCGACCCGTTCCAGCAAGCTAACTACGCCATTGGGCGTGGTGCTTCTGGCTTGGCTGGTGCTATCGGCGGCGCTTTGGGTGGGCAAGACCCTGAGTTGCAGCGCATCACAATGCGCCAGCAGATAGCGGGTCAGCTTGATCCTAATGACCTTTCTACTTTTGACCGCGGCATTGAGATGCTGCGTCAAGGTGGTGATGGGCAGGGCGCAATGATGCTCACAATGGAAAAGGATAAGGCTAGGCAAGTAGCGCAAGAGCGACAACTTAACACTCTCAAGACTGAAGATTACTTGACTGAGCGTGGTCGTGGCATGCAAACCAGAGGCATGGAGCAACTAGCTAATGAACTTGTTGCAAAAATGAAAAAGCCTGATGGCACTTTAGATCAAGATGTTGTTAATCAGTTGCGCTCATTCCCGCAAGGCATGGCTGCAATTACGGCACAGGCAAAAATCTTGCCTGACCTTCGCAAACTTGGTGCGACAGCAGCAGCACCAGAGGACAATCCATTTGCCCCGTTCACTACAGATGCAACACTTCCCAAAAATGTAAAGGCTTATGCCGATCAACTTTCTAAGTCTTTTATTGCAGGAAATATTGATCCCGATAAAGTTGATACAACACTTAAAGGGTTGTCTGAGATGGCGCAACGAGCGCAACAATTTCAGCAGAACCAAGATCAGATTACATCTAATCAAAAAGTACTGGCTGATTTACGTTCACAAGGATTGGAAAACTCACGCCAAAGTCTTTTGCTTCAGCAGCAACAAGCTCAACTTGCACAAGACAATGCTACATATAAGCGCGAAATGCAACAGGCAGAAGCTCTCCGCAAAGAAGAAGCACGCAAGAATAAACCGTTGCCAAGCTATTTGGCAAAAGAAGAAGAAGCAGACTACTCTGCTGCAAGTGCGGCCACCAACATCGCTACAGATGCGTATGGGTACATCAACCGAATTAAAACGGGTGATATTAAATTTGGTGTAAAAGACTTAGCTAGCATCCGAGCGCGTCAGCTTGTTGGATCAGGTGCGCCAGATGTAGTGGCTCGTGAAGAATACGACAGGTTTGTAGAAAACTTGGTGAATGAGAGTTTGCGACTGAACAAAGGAACACAAACTGAAGGTGATGCTGTACGCGAGGCGAAAGCACTTAAAAGTTCAGAATCAAAAGAAGCCGCTGCTGCTGCAATGAAAAGATTGATTGAGATCAACACACGCCGTGTAGAAAACGCATCAAGCGCAGTGGAAAAGCGCCGAGCTAATGCAGGGTTTCCTTCAGCGCCTCAACCAATTGTTATTCCTCAGTTTGATGTGCAAATTATTACGCCAGCCGAATACAACAGCTTTTTGAAGAATCCTAAATTCCCAAGTGGCACAGTTTTTGTTGATCCTGATGGCGTAAGAAGGAGAAAACCATAATGTCCTACAAAGACGCACCACTGGCTGACCAGCCACAAGGTAACCAGCCACAGGCATTCACCTCAGTCCTTGGCCCTGGCGTTCCTTACTCTGGCGTAGCCGAGAGCGCACGCGCCGTAGGTCAAGGCGTGACATTTGGTCTGCTTGATGAGTTAGAGGCAGCACATCGCACAGGCTCAATCAGTGGCCCTGAGTACGAGCGCCAGCGCAACCAGTTGCGTGAGCAACAAAAGCAATTCGGCCAAGACATGCCGATTGTAAAAACTGGTTTAGAAATTGGCGGTAGTTTGCTTGTCCCGTTTGGGGCTGCAAAACAAGTGGCAAGACTAGCGCCTGAAGCGCAAGCCTTGGTTACTGGCACAACTTTAGGTGGACAAGCGGCTCGTGCCACTGGAGTAGGTACTGCAACTGGTGCGGCTTCTGGTTATGGCTTTGCGGAAAAAGATGAAGGCTCGGCGGCTGCGGTTGGCGGTGTCTTTGGCGGTTTGCTAGGCTCATCTGTTCCGATTGTTGTGGATAAAGCTGGAACGCTGATCAAGAATGTCTTGAACTCGGCTGGCATTGGAGATCAACAAACTGCTGCATCCAAGATGCTGGCAGGCTACCTAAAGAAAGACAATCTCACGCCAGCCGAAGCGCAGCAAGCACTGGATGAGTTGCGTCGGATTGGTGTTCCTAACCCAGTGATTGCCGACTTGGGCAAGAGTTTGCAAGACCTAGCATATAGCGCGTATGTCGTGCAATCAAAAGCTAAAGGTGGGACACAAGAATTTTTAGAAAGCCGGATGATTGATCAGCCAAAAGAAATTGTGAAGGGCTTGGTTGAGAAGGCGGGGCTGGCTAAAAACGTCAATGGCTTTGAGTACCTTGAAGCGCTGACTAAAAATCAATCACGGCTTGCAAGCCAATCGTATCCAGATGCTTACAGCAAGGCTATTAGCGCTGTCCCATTTCGGCAGTATGTTGACAGACCCGTCTTCCAAAAAGCCTATGAAGAAGCGGTTAAACGCGCTGGCGTTTATGGTCAAACGCTGCCTGATCTCAATGCTATTCGCAACGCGCAATCAGTTCCAACCGACATCTTGCACCAGATCAAGATAGGTCTTGATCGTATTGTTGATGCCGAAACCGACAGCGTGACAAAGAAGATGACAGGTTATGGCGGCGATGTAGTAAAGATTAAAAATGAGTTCAATGATCTCATCAAGTCACTAAACCCTGAATACAAAAAAGCCAATGCAGAGTTTGCTGATGCAGAGCGCATTAAAAACGCTTTTAAGATGGGTGAGGACTATCAAAAACTTGACCCCGCAGAAGCTGCATCCAAGATCAAGAAACTTAACTCTGACGAGAAAGAGGCGTTTCGTCTTGGCGTGATGGCCGACGTTAACAACCGACTTGGAAACTTCAAAGGCGGCGACTTTAGCAAGCAAATCTTTAAGTCTGACAATCAAAAACTGTTGCTTAGAAACGCCTTTCCAGATCAGGCTTCTTACACTGAATTTTCTCAGTATGTAAAGAGTTTAAGCGAGCAAAGCAGCACCAAACAACGAGTTCTTGGCGGCTCTCGCACCGACGAAAATCGTGCAGTGCGTGATGAGTCCAACCTTTTGGGTTCAATGGCTCAAGCAACTGCAACTGGTGACCCGTTAAGCATGTTAAGGGCGGGTGGCACAGCTTTACTGTCAAGGGCAAAAGGCATTAGCAGCGAAACATCGGAAGCCTTGCAAAAGCGCTTGTTCACTGTTGACCCAATAGAGCAGACTGCAATCTTGCAAGAATTAAATCGCAGGGCGCAAAGACCTAAGACCGGATTGTTGACTGGTGCTGCCGGTGTTGGCTCGGCTACTGGCATTTTGGGGGATTAACATGGACTGGCTCAAGCAAATCGCACCGACAATTGCCACGGCGATGGGTGGCCCACTGGCGGGGATGGCCGTCTCTGCTATCTCCAAGGCCATTGGCGTTGACCCCGACAAGGTTGGTGATTTGATCAGCAACAACAAGCTGTCAGCAGAGCAAATTGCTCAAGTCAAAATTGCTGAGATTGAGCTACAAAAGCAAGCGCAAGAGCTTGGCCTTAACTTTGAAAAGCTGGAGGTCGAAGACCGCAAGTCAGCACGGGAGATGCAAGCCACCACCCGCTCAATCGTGCCCCCTGCGCTGGCTGCAATCATCACAGTTGGATTTTTTGGAATCCTCGCCATGATGATGTTTGGCAAAGTTGATGGGACAAATCCAACCATCCTGATGATGCTAGGCTCTCTGTCCACCGCGTGGACAGGAATCGTTGCTTATTATTTTGGCTCATCCGCTGGCTCACAAGCCAAGACCGATTTACTCTCTAAGGCAGGGCCAGTGAAATGAACCTCACCGAACACTTTACCCTTGCTGAACTGACCACCACCAGCCACCGCCAGTTTGACAACACGCCAAACGATGCTGAGATGGCAAACTTGCAGAAGCTGGCTGAGTTCTTGGAGGAGGTCAAAGCGCTGCTGGACGGCAAGCCAATCATCATTAATTCTGCCTTCAGGTCGAAGCAAGTTAACGACTCAGTAGGTAGTAAGGACACCAGCCAGCACCGCACGGGCAGCGCGGCTGACATCAGAGTGCCAGGCATGTCTCCAGACGCCGTGGTGAGGGCTTTGGTGGCCTCAGACCTACCCTTTGATCAGGTTATTCGTGAGTTTGACGCTTGGACGCATGTAAGTATTGCGGACAAGCCTCGCAGACAAGCGCTAATTATTGATCGGGCGGGGACTCGCCCTTTCGCATAAGTTTGCGGTAGGCAGCAATAGCGTCTTTCAGGTCGCACTGAAGCTGTTCAATCCGGTCATTCTGCTGGATCATCTTTTCGTTTGCTTGCTGCGCGA